TTAGCCGTGACGCTGCCAGCCACGGCGCCGACCGAAGCCCCTGTTCCTGCGGGCTGGTTGAATCCTCCTGCGCCAGCCGCAGCCGTCCCACCGCTGCCGCCGCCGTTGTTCACTCCAAGCACCAGCAGCGGCGCCGCGCCACTGGAGAGGGCCACAGAGGACGATCCGCCGTTTGTCCCGGCGTTGCCGTTCGTGTCGTCGGTCCCCTGCGCCGCCCCGCCTCCGCCCCCGGCGCCGACCGTGATGGTGAGCGTGGTCGAGGGCATTTCCGCGACGGCCAGCATGGCCTCGCCGAGCGCGCCGCCGACGCCAGCGCCGCCGCCGAACCGCGCGGAGGCCGCGGCCCCTCGGCGGCCCGAACCGCCGCCGGCACCGCCAGCGATGGCGATCATGTAGACGGCCTTCGCCCCGGCCGGAATCGTCCAGGTGTACGGGCCGGGTGTTGCCCCGGTCGCGTCGGCTGGCGCCGCCGTTCGCGTGAAGTCAAAGACCGCGGAGATCGGGGCGTAGGTCTGGTCGCCGCGGAGGTACGTCGAGGCCGAAGCCGTCCCGCTCCCGAGCCGCGCCGTCGCGATCGTGCCGCTGGTCAACAGACTTGCGTCTGTGGTGGCTGGCCCGGTTGGTCCGGTCACCGTTGATGCGGCGCCCGTCGGCCCGGTCACCGTTGATGCCGCGCCGGTCGGCCCGGTGATCGCCAGCAGGTCAATGGTCGCCGCCCCCCAAGAGCCGCCGGCCTTCGGCCCATAGAAGTCAGCCCCGAGGGTGTCGATGTACCAATCGCCATCCACGCCAGCGTTCGCCAGCGGGACGCCGGCCCCGGCGATCAACGTCGCGCCGCGAACCCCGGACGGGCCCGTGCTGCCAGTCACACCGGTCGGGCCAGTGGCCCCGTTGCTGCCGTTGCTGCCGTTGGTTCCGGCAGCCCCCGTCGGCCCCGTGGCCCCCTGCTGGCCGGCCGTGAGGAGCACACCGCCGCCCCACGCTCCGTTCGCCTTTGGCCCATAGAGCCGGCCGGCGTTTGTGTCGAGGAAGAAGTCGCCGCTGTTGCCGAAACCGGACACAGGCCCGGTCGTGCCGGACCAGAACTTTGCCCCGTCAAACCCGCGCGGCCCGGTGGCTCCGGTCTGACCCATGCCAGGAAGCCAAGCCGAGCCGTCCCACGTCAGCAGCGAGCCTGTCGCCGGCGCGGTCGCGCTGACGCCGCGGCCCTGAAGCTGGGTGGCGTTGCCGGATGTCGGGGATGAAATCAAAAAGAATGGCATGTCAGGTCATCCAAAAGGTGGCTCGCACCTTGTCCAGCGTGGACGTGTCTCCTCCGGCGCGGCTGAATCGGAACTGAATGAGCTCCCCTGCATTGAACGTGCCAGCGGAGCCAGACTGCGAATCCGTTCCGCTCATGCTGGCGAACGCGCTCCACAAGGTTTCGTTCTCCAACAGCCAGTTCAGCACGCCGTAATTCCAGTATTGTCGCGACCATGTTTCGAGCGTGTAGTTGAGCGTCCCGCCAACCAATGCCCGCAAAATCACTTCCGGATATGACTGAGTGTTTTGGTTGTTTCCGTAGATCGTGATATCGAACGGCGCCGCGGCTGTGCCGTGCCCGAACCGCTCGACGGTCGCCGACTCCAAATACCTGTCTTCCCGCCAATCTATCAGCGACGCCGGCCTCACGCTGCCGCATCGACCGATCATTGCTTCAAGTCTCCCATCAGAAGCCATTCGTCTGGGCGAATGAGCACCGCCGTTGCCGTTGAGTTCACGGCCCGCAACTTCTGGCCCGGAGTTGCCAAAACCGTAACGCCGTTGGCGCCAGTAATCAGCACGTCGTTCGTTCCGATTCGTGCCACGTCGATATGCACGCCGGTCGCGTAGGCCACAGTCCCCGCAGCCGGGATCGTGGCACGGAGCGTCGAAAAACCGTTGCTAGTGAACACCACCATCTTGCCGGCGTCGCCGAGCACAAGGTTGTAGCTGCTGGATTGCAGGCTGATCCCCTGGCCGTCGCCCCACGAGCCTGCCAAGCCTGCGACGCCCGTTGGCCCCGTCGGGCCGCCGTTTGGGCCTGTTGGGCCCGTGACGGTCGAGGATGCACCAGTCGGACCTGTGCTGCCAGTTGGACCCGTGACAGTGGATGCCGCGCCGGTACTGCCCGTTGGGCCGGTACTGCCCGTTGGCCCCGCGACGGTCGATACTGGCCCGGTGCTGCCCGTCGGGCCGGTGCTGCCCGTGACTCCGGTTGGTCCGGTGACGACCGAGGCCGATCCGGTGCTTCCGGTGGCCCCAGTGACGCCCGTCGGCCCTGTAGGTCCGCCAGCGATTGAGGAGCCGGCCCCCCAAGAGCCGTTTGCCTTGGGCCCGTAGAGCACGCTCGACGCGGTATCGACGTAGAAGTCGCCGGACCGGCCGATGCCGTTGCTCGGCGCGCCGGAGCCTGAAAACGTCGTCGCCCCGTCCATGCCGGCCGCACCCGTTGGTCCGGTCACGCCCTGCGACGCCAGCCAGGTCGAGCCGGAGTAGGTCAGGACGGCTCCGGTCGCCGGCGCCGTGGCGCTGACCGGGCGGCCCTGCAGTTGGGTTGCGTTGCCGCTCGACGGCGATGAAATGAGGAAGAACGGCATCAGTCGCTCTCCACCAGTTGCGTGTGAATCCGCCGCGTCCGCTGCTGCCTGTCAGCCCAGCTCCACGGATTGTTGGCAGCTCCAGGCACGAATACCTCGTACACCCGCTGCACGCCGTCGATCGTTTCGCGAATCCGGTCGCCCCGCACGGGGGCTTCCGAAATATCCGCCGCCGCCACGAAGAAGTCCCGCGTCTCGGTGCGTGCTATGGTCCCGGAGGCGTCCTGGGAGTCCCACCGCGTCGATCCGATCGTTGCTGGCACGTTCTTGTCGAACATGGTCCCCTTGCGGCGATACGCGACCATGACGGCCATATGCTGCCGCCGCTTGGCCTCGAAGTAGTCCGCGCCTTTGGCGATCAGGTCTTGCATTGGAGCCACCAGGGGCCCGGGGGCGGCCGCAGCCTACCCCCGGGCACCCTTTGATTACTCAGGCACCCGGGACCAGGAGCACGTTCACGGTCGCGTCGCCCACGGCCGGCTGGTCAGCGACGTAGCCGGCGGCCACGCCGGTCACGCCCGTCACCATCTGGCTGTTGAACCAGTAGACCTTCGAGCCCTGGGCGTAGTTCGTGCCCGAGCCGGTCGGCTTGGGGAACGAGAACACGCCAGACACCGCCACCGCGCCCTTCTCGTTGGCCGCGATCGCCCGTGAGGCGACCGTCACCAGCGACCCGAGCACCACCACGTCGCCCGCCGCCACCGCCGAAGCCGGCGTGTGGTCGAAAGCGTCACCATCCGCACGATTGGAAGCCACGTTTCTGACCCTTTCCTGTTCTGGAATCTGGAATTTGGAACCCCGGCCGGCCGGAAGTCACTCCGGCCGGCCGGGCACGTTGTCACTGCGATCAGGCGGTCGCCATCCGGTATGCCGCACGGCTTTCAGCCTTGGCGACGCCGAAGGAGAAGTGCCCGCGGACCTGGATGCCGAGCATGTTGAAGTCGGCCTCGGCCTGCTCAACCGTCGGAACCCGGACGCCGTTCAGGAACGCCACCTCCATCGCCGGCAGTTCGGCGGGGTTGGCGACGAGCCACCACGTCGAGGAGCTGGAGAGGTAGGACGAGCTGACCACCCGGTAGCGGCCCGCCAGCACGTTGACGTTCGTGCGGGTGGCGTTCTCCCCGGTGATAAGCAGCGAACCGCTCATCAGCTCGGCAGCGGTGATCTCCAGTTCGGGCGGCACCAGCAGGATCGACGGGGCGATCCCGAGCGGGTTGCCGTCCGGGTCGGTGATCTTCCGGTAGGCCGAGGCCGCAGTCCGGAGCGAGCCGATCGCCAGCGCGTTCCCGGCAGCGGCCGAAGCCGCCTGGTAGAACGTGCTGTTGCTCGCCTCGAACGCCGCCCAAAAGCTCTTGTTGAGCCTCGTGGCGGCACCCCGTCCCAGCCGGGCCGGAACCGCGGTGATCGCTCCGAGATCGTCGTTCACGATGTCAACCATCGTGATGGACGACATGCGGCCGTAGAGGTCCGCCTTGATCGTCCGCGTCTCGTCGCTCGCGTCCGCGCTCTTGAGCTCGCCGGCCGGGCTCACCTGCTCGAACTCGAACCCGCCGTTGAGCCGCACCCCGGTGACGGTCTTGTAGTCCGACACCGACCGGATGCTGGCGATCTGCTCGTAGTTCATCTCCACGGCCGTGTAGCCCTGGAGAAGAAACTTGCCATAGGTCGCCGCCAGCACGTTGCTGATGGAGTGGGTCGCGAACGAGCTGGCAAGCACCTCGCGGATGTTGCCGGCCGTGACACGCGCCGGGCCGTGGTAGCCGTTGGAGCGGGCAGCCTCGACCAGAACCTCCTGCAGCCCGATGGTCCGGGACCGCTTGTGGGCGGCCTCCAGCGTCCGGGAGTCGAAGGTCTTCTCGACGCCGCCGAGCCCGCCAGCCAGGCAGAGAGCGGCTTGCACCACCTCCGGCCCTTCGGCCCTTTCCACGACGTGCACAGCCGGCGCGGCGGGGCGGCTGGCACGGATCGCGGCGAGATTGTCCGCCTTGATCCGCTCCACCACCTTCGCGGCGATGCTGTCCACGTCGATCAGGCTCGCACCGTCTCCGCCCTTGGCAGCGACGATGGGCTCGACCTTGTTCTCCGCGGCGACGTTCGCCGGGGCTTCCGTCGTCGGCACGGCGGCCTCGACGGGCTTCTGGTTGAGCTCATCGCTCATGGGGTTGCCCTCATTCGCCTCGGCGGCGATCGCCGCGGACGTGTTTCCGTCCGCACCAAACAGCACAACGCTCGTCTCCCGGAGGTCCGACCCCCGGACGACAGACACAGGACCGGCAAACTCGCGACCGTTGACGCTCACGACCGCACCGGAATTGACGTTCTCGATCGACGCCGCATCGGCGCCGATGCTCGCCTGGAGAGGCACGCCGGCCTTGGCGAGAGCGATCACACGTTCCGCGACCGGGCCGCTGCCAAGCAGTTCTCCGCGGAGAATGAGCTGCGAACCGTCGTTGACGATCTCCGTGGACCGCCCGATGACGCCGTCGAGGCTGCGGTCGTGCGACCACAGGATCGGAATTGACGCCTTGGCCGTGTTCATGCCGGCGAGGTCAACGACCAGCGGGTTGCGGCTCCAGCCCTGCCTGATGGAAGCGCCGGTGTAGGCGACGAGCTCGAACGTCGGCGTCCGCCCCTCGGCCGCCTCGATCCGTATGTCGGTGGACAGGGTGATGCGATTGCTCATGCCGGTTGCCCCATGTCGGTTGCGGGAACCCTTGGACGGGGAGCCGATTCAATCCCCAGTTCGCTTTCCAGTGCCTTCTCGGCGGCCCGCTGCCGGAGCACGACCCGCCAATCCCGGCCACGCTTGGCACAGACTTCCGCGAGGCTCGCCATGTTCGCGGACACCATCGCCGCATCCGCGTCAGCCTCTTTCAGCGGATCGACGTGCTCGAAGCCGTCCCAGCCCCACGACCAGTTCCATTCCGCGAACGGAGGCAGGCCGTCTGGGATCAGCCCGGGGACGACAGCGGCTTCCTCGTGCCATGCCCTGAACAGCGGATCAAGCCAGACCCGCTCTAGGTCGGATCGCTCGACCCCGAGCCTCTTGCGGTAGACGAGGTAATCGCCCCGCATGCTGCTGTAGTTCGCGGTGGACGAATCCATCGCGGCCACGATGTACGGCATGTCGATGCAGCGGGCGATTTCATTGAGGAGGCGGCGCACAAACGCGTCGTATGACGACGTTGGGTGCTCGGCCTTCATCTGGTACGGCTCCCAGCCGTCCGGAGCCGCGATCGCCATGCCGCGGACGATCGGCATGGTTTCCAGCGTCTCCAGCTTCGCGGCCCCGGCCCCTTCGGCCGGCATGGTCGTCTTGAGAATCGCGGCGAAGTCTGCGGCCGTCTCGGCGGCCGTCACGGTGGCGAGCGTGTAGCGCCGGAGCATCGCGAACAGTTCCAGAGCCGGCGCCAGTTCCGGCACACCGCGGTGCTGGCCGGGCCGCGTCTGGTGGAACCAGTGCAGGCACTTGCCGGCGTCGATCCACGCACCGTCGAGGAACCAGCCGGGGAACAGGCCGCCCGGGTGCCGCTTCGTGATCCAGAACTCGGTCGTGTTGCCGTCCGCGTCGAACCGCACCCCGTCAACGTCGTTCTCAGCGGGCATCCCGAACGGGCTGATGCAGTGGTCGGCCTCGACCAGACGCACGTCGAGTTGGACGCCGCGGAGCCGATTGTTGGTGATGTGCACGCCGAACGATTCGCCGTCGCCCAACTTGGCAATCTTGGCGAGCCGCAGCTTGCGGGCCAGGTCGATCGCGTCGAACCAATCAGACACCGCCAGTTCGATCTGCCGCGTCGCCTCGGCGTCCACGTCCGGGCCAAGGTCAAGCCGGAGCGACGGGCCGGTGCCGATCAAATCATGCGCCCAGGTGCTCGCCATGCCCGCGGCATAGGAGTTGTTGCCCAGTTCGTACCGGGCCCGAGCCCGCATCTTGCGACGCACTTCCGGCTGCAGCGCCGCGTCGGCGGAGTAGTAGTCCGCCATCGCCCAGTGCCGCTCGTTGAGCGGGGTCGTCTGTGCGGCGTCGTACCGGGCCTTGATGAGCGAGTGGATGGTGGCCGTCTGCGCAGCGAGTTGCTTCTGCAGCTTACGCCGCCCGCCCGCACCGGGAATGTAGTCCATCAGCCCCATCAGCCGGTCGCCCCCGGATACTGAATGCGTGCCATCCGCAGCGAGTTGAACGGGCTGCCGCCGCTGGACGCGACGCGGGCCTTCATCACGAACTCGGCCGCGGCAATCTGCTGGTCGAGCTCATGCTGCTCAACTTCGCCGGCCTCCGTGCGCGCGCGCTTCGGCTGGGCAAGGTTGTCAGCGATTGCGTTCAGCACGTCGTCGTTGGTTGCCACTGGAGTCTCCGCAGCGGTGCCCCGCTACGTTCAGTGTACCAACGTACACGTTATCCGTGGCTACGCAAACTCGATCAGCGCGTTGCAATCCTCGTCGTCCTCGAAGGCATCGAAGTCCGTGTCCACCGGGCGGCCTCCGAGGGAATGGGGTTGTCTACCCCGATTTTACCCCCGGACGTGCGCGCCTTACTTCGCCGCGATCGACAGCCCCGCGTTGGCTAGGGCGTAGCCAAACCATGCGATAGCCATGCCGCGTTCGCCCTTGAGCCATTGGTCGCAGGCGATCAGCAAATACACGGCTCCAACGGCCAGAATCAGCGTTTTGCTCACGGCCAATGCCCCTCCGCAATGTCGTCGCTCAGGTCGCCAATACCTTCGGCCAAGTGCATCAGCACCTGCGCCGGGATCGCCAGGCCGATTGCCAGTACGGCCAGTACCCACGACGCTATGAGCCGCATCGCCTGCGCCTCTTGGCGGCCCGCCTGGCATCCAGCCAATCGGCGGCCGACAGGAGCCACGTCGCCAGCGTGCGAATTTGCCTGGCGTCGCTCTCGTCAAACGCCAAGGCCGCCACCTCGACGGCCGTCCCGCACTCCTGCCGTCCGTCCAGCACGAGCTCCCAACTGGCGAACGACGCCGCGGGAACGTCGTCCAGTCGGCACAGGTTTCGGTTGAGATGCAGCGGCTTCGGTTGCATGAAGAATCCCCGGGCGGGTTGCCCCGCCCGGGGCTCCGAGATCACTGGTAGCGGACGACGGCAAACCAGCCGCGGCGAAGCGGCGAGTAGGCCACGCCAATGTCCACCGGGGTGCGCCGGCCCCAGTAGCAGCAGTTTTTCTTGGCCTGCAATGGGCCGGCGGTCGAGAAACCGATGCCCTCGTACCGGCCGCAGCTGGAGTGGACGAGAGCGCCGCGCCGCGCGAGCACGACGGCATGATCCTGCGCGCCGGTCACAACGACGACGGGCGGCGCCGCGGCAGCCACCGACGCCACGGCCACGATCAGAGAGGCGAGAAGACTTCGCATTGAAATACCTCCGAAGGGTGAACTCCGGCCTCGCGGCCGGACCGCACTTCGTTCTGCCACGCCGGCGCAATGGGTCAACCGCCTCACCACCGTCTCTGCGCCTTCGCCATGACCGCCGCCCTGGCCTTCGCCATCTCCTCTCGCGTCACGACCCGAGCCGGCGCAATGGGCCGGCCCTCTACCCCGATTGCCGAAACCCCCCGGTATGACGCCGCCACGGCTGCACCGACAACGCAATCGAGCAGATGGTTGTCGCGTCCAGGAGTCAGCCGCCACTCGTCGCATTCTCGCGCCTTGCTCGCGACACGCACCGGCACTTCCGACGAGAGTTGCTCGGCGAGCATCGTGTGGTCGCCGGAGTGGATCGTGAACCCGTTGGGGTCTGCAATCGGCATCTTGATCCGCGACGAGATGAACGTCTTCCACGCGTTCGTGTCGAACAGGACGTGCCGTTGTTTGCCGATCGTGCTAGTGCGCCAGTTCGGCCCAACCCGCTCGCCCTTGTCCGGTGCCTTGTCGGAAAGCGTCTGGCCGCTGGCGCCCACGAACCGGCCGTGCGTCGGCAGGATTCGCGGCCCCCACCGGGACCGCCTGGCGAAGTCTCGAACGACGCCCTGCGTCTGTGCCCAGTTAGCGTCCACGAACATCTGATCGCACCGGAGAACGGCGTCGTCCGATTCGCGGGCAAACTCGCGGTCCAGAAGCATCGCGGCCACGGCCTCCAGCCCAGCGTGAATCGCCGCCTCGACGTTGTCGCCGTGGGCTCGGCCGAGCGTTTTCTTCGCATCCCGCAGGCTGAAATATGCGCGGCCCTGATCCGGGTAGGCACCGTATGCAACCAGGTGGCCGCGGAAGCCGTGCCCCCAGCCCACGACGGCCCAGTAGAGCAAATCCTTTTGCACGTCCACGCTCGCCGTCAACGAGTCGATGCCGCGAGGCACGATCCATCGCGGCACTTCAATCGCCCGGGCACGCACGTCGTCGGCCTTGAGCCCGGCCGATTCGGCCGCGTCCTTGAGCGGCTGTTGCTGGAACTCACTGGCGAACACGTCGGCGCCGTCGTCAATCAGCGCGTTGTACGCATGCTGTATGGCCGACACTTCTCGCTCCGGGTCGTAGCAGCTTGCCCACGACACGAGGCAGCCCGCGTCCATCGCCTCGCGGTTCTCGCCGTAGAACGCGTTGGCCTCCGCATGGGCGCGCTTCTGGTCGCCGACAACGTCCCTGGCGAATGACGTGCGGATTTCGCGGTAGCGGTCCATCCAGAGGTCTTCGTGGCGGTCCGCGAACTTTCGCACCATCGGTATCCGCTCGCCCTGCCACCCCGGATGCCGGCCGGCGTCGAGGAGCTGATCCACCATGTCGTCGGGCGCAATCACCGTGGCGTTCACGACGCACGCCATGCTCGTCGTGTGCCCGGACAGCTTGAGAACGCTCTTGAGGAGGATTTCGAGCCGAGCCTGGCACTGGACCGGCGAGCGTGCGCTTTCCCGCGTCTGCGGGTCGTCCACGATCACGAAGTCCGGCCGGAGTTGCCGGCCGTCGGCGGCCTTGTGCCGCAGGCCGAGGATCGAGCCCGTCAGGCCGCGGCTGGTGATGATCGCCCCGCTTGAGAGCGAGCCGGCAATGGTCGGAAACACGACCGTATCCTGCGTCCACTGGATATGCGTGCGATTGCCCTGGTGCGTCTGGCTCGCGCACCGCTGCGGCTTGCCCTCAAGCGCACGGATCGCGTGGCACACTTCGGGAAAGTCGGCGTAGAGCAGATCGTTGTCGGAGAGCTCTGTCTTCGCCGACATGATCGCCTTGGTGGCGAGCCCGGCTTCCGCCGCGAAGATCGCCCCAAACTTCCTGTGCCCGTAGAGCACGGCCCACAAGAGAGCGTTTTCCGAAATGGTGGATTTCGCAAACCCTCGATACACCGCGTTGGTGAAGCGTCCGCCCGCCAGCACGCAGTCCTGGATACGTCCGATCACACGCTCATGGTCTTCGGAGAATGGCGACAAGCCGGTGGAGTATGGGAAATACTCCACGAGGAACGACCGCAGGCTGTTCCGGCATCGCTCCCGCCTGGCAGGATCAACAACCGATGGTATTTCGCCAATGTCGGACCCGCGGCGAGTTCGCTCGCGGCTCCGCTCAAGGTCTTGTATCCGCTTGCGTTCAGCCGCCGATTCCATTTCGTACCCACCAGTGACACAGAAGCGCGGCGTCCGCACGGCCGTCGTCTTTGACGCGGGAAAACAGGTGGGCCGACGACGGCCACAGCCTCCCGGCGGCGAGCCGGTGGCTGCCCTTGTCTCGGCTTACGCCAAGAGCCTTCGTCCAGACCTGTGGCCGGACGAGCGTTGTCGGGACGCCGAGGCCGGCAAGCACACCCTCTAGCAACCCGAAGCCGCGGCCGAAAGAGAACGCCGAGGTTGCTCCGGCTTGCTGGACGCCTTGAACGTGCTCAAGGACCGCCATGTGGATCGTGCCGGCCGCGCGGATCATGGCGACAACTGCCGCAGGGTCGATCGTCTTCCGGCCTCGCACGTCCGCCACCGGCATGTCGCCGACGAGCGTGACGCAATCGCCTCGCAGCAGCATCGCAGCACCGCTGATGCCGGGGTCGATTCCAAGGATGGCCTGCATTTCTCGTACCGTTTCGTATCGTTTGTGATGTGGTTTTGTGTTTATCCGGGTCCGGATAGCGCCGGCCTCTGCCGTCTCGCGGCCGCGTGGCGTGGGTTTCGCGCGGCGTTATCCGGCGGCGGCTGCGCTATCCGGGTCCGCATAATGACAAGTTCTCAGGCCAACCTAGCGATCCACCCGCGAACGATGGCGACCGCTCGCTCGTCGTCAGCGGCAAACGTTTCGCCGTTCGTCTTGCGGTTGTCGGCGGCGTAATCGATCGCGGCCTCGCATAGGCGCACCAACGCCTCCCGCTCCTCGTCGGTGAGCGTGGGAGAGCCGAACGTGAACCCTGCGTCTGCGAGCCGCAGGTTGACTCGCAGCCGTTCGATCTCGGCTCGCTGGTCTTGGATGATCTGATCCGCCTGCTCCCATGACATGATCGCCACAGGCTGAGAACCAGCCGATGCAACAGATCGCTCAGTATCGTCGCTCATAGTCGCCGCCTCCTTCGTTCGCGGCTGTTGATCGTACACGTTCTATTGCCCACAGTCCTCTGGAATAGGCATCCAAAAATCGGGCGTCACCAACTCCACACCGTTTCTGGCGTACCACAGGGGAAGCCCGCGCCTCGCCACCCGTGCCGACATCGTCTCCTTGTCGTCACCCCTCGCTCGCCAGAACGCCAGAACGTAAACGCCGTGCAACGGCGGGTCGTCATGGCACCGGC